ATAGGCGTATCACCGCCTTGTGGAGATATAGTCGATACTGATTTTGGCTTTGATTGATTACGAGCAATATTACTTGATTGAACGATCTGATTTAATGCATTGGATGGCTTTTTATAGATACCCTTTGCGATAATCATTTCATGTGCCGCCGCGCCAACCGTATAAATATCATTCGAAGCAACAACAGAATTATAAAGCACAGGATACTCGTACTTAAGTCTTTCAATATTCTCATTAGATACTACTTCGTTTATATCTGGATAATCTGCCTGTAACCGTTGCTGACCATGAGCTATTGCAGATTGTTGTTTAGCTGCGGCAGTTTCTTGTTCAGATTTAGCAAGTCGTGACTCATATTCAGCCATCTTTAAACGAATCTTGCGCTCTGCATCAGTTTCGTACTCATCTTCAACGACCTGTTTGTGTTGTTGAGGTTGTTGTGCCTGTTGTTTATAGAAAGCAACTTCACGTTCAAGTTGTTCTTTCTCACGCGCTAGGATCTTAGCTTCATCTGCCCGAGCTTTAACCTCTTTCCATTGTCTATCTTTAGTAGATTGATAATCGGTTGCTAACTCGTGCTGTATTTGCACTTCGACCACAGGTTGCACTTCTGATGTTTGGCTTTCGACCATGACTTCGGGGGCAGGTGTTTGTATTTCAACCACTTCAGTCTCAGGTTGTAGTTCCGTTGCTAATGATGGGTGTACATCATGGAACTTGTTTACCTGCGTAAAACCGGCCTGAAAAGCTAACTCAGGATGTAATTGTATTTCTTCTTCCATTATCTTCCTTTATTGAAAAGATTAAATTTAGATCACTATTAAGTGTTTCTTTATTGAGATGTTTTGCCAATTGTAGCAAAGTTCCATCCCTAAAGTCCAAGACATACTTCAACAGTGATTTATCAAGCTCAGATAAGTTGAGTGCATGTCTTATAAGAAATTTGCACATAGGTAAGTCAGGTATTGTCCATAGATATTCAATTGAGTCTTTGCGGCGATCGTAATGAAATACTGATTGGTCGTAGTTTGGAGTTGGGCACGTCAGTCGTGACTTGAACCAATTGCCCACCATTTTTGGCATGAGTGGATCACGCTTAGTAACAACCTCAATAAATAGGTCACCCTTGATCTTTTTCTTATCAAGCTCGACTTGTGCCACCAGCTTAGGAATATAATCCTCCTGCATGGCTTCTTGCATCTCAAAAGCAGTAATAGATTCTTGTCGTTGTGATTGGAGCTGGGTATATATAGCGCCAGCTGTTTGTTTAGTTTTATCCATAGTTCTCCCGTTAAAACCCAGTGTAATATGCAACAGGATTATAGATTAGGCAAGGAAAAACCTGTTCTTCGAAGCTTTAGCGAAGTAGAATCCCCCAGGAAATGAAGCGAACCTGAGGGATCAGTAATGAACTTCTGTACAATAGTTTGCGATTATTATTACATATGATCAAACATTGCTTAAAAGTTTAAACGTGGTCAATGTTACAATCTTAAGATTAAACTATTTACGCTTACTCTTAGATTTAGCTTTTTTAGCCTATTTTTTCTTTTTCAGCCACTCTTCTTTTGCTTTGCGAGTGTCTTTGGCTATATTCATAAGACTTTCTAATCGATTATAATAATCATCAGGAAGATCACAAAGCATAGAATACAAATCTTGATCAGACATAGTCTGTAACGGATTTTCTTGGCAAAATTTTATTGATTCTTCCGAAGAATCAATAAATTGTTCTTCTCTCTCTTTCTTCATCTCTTCTTTTAAATTAATAAAGAAATTATAGATTTCGCCTGGCATTATTTACCTTTCTTTTTGCGTAGTTTACCTAAAGTTTCGGCTAGTCTAGCACGCTTGCCCTCTTTACCACCAGCTTTTTCAGCTTTCTTTAGCTTAGCTGCTGGGATTTTCTTACCTTTAGGAACACCAAGTTCTTCGTGAAGGGCGCCAGGATGCTTTATAGCTCCAGCAATCCAGTTTTTTTTCTTCTTTGCCATATCAATTCCTATTTACAGCCACAATCATGTTTCTTGGCACATTTTGCTTTCTTTGACATGTGTTCTTTCTTCTCGTGCATCTTCTCTTTCATCTTTTCTTTAATTTTCTTAGCCATCATTATCTCCCGCACTTGCATGGAATTGTCTTACATTTCTTACATAATTTTTGCATTACTGCTCCTAAAAAAGGGGGAAGGCCGGTATGACTCTTCCCCCACGTATATGTCTAGAATATCTTCGAGCTTGTTGTAGCTTGGCGAAGTTGGATCAAATCGTCCCGTTTACGGTCTTTTGCTGTCTTTTTGTACAGCATGTTAACTGGAATACCTAAAAGAGAAAAAGCTATCCTCTTTCCTGCTCCACGGGGGCGTATCATTGTAGGCATAAATATAAACCTTTCTAACTAAATTTGTTACAAATAGTCTAATATTTATGTGGTTTTTGACCCCTGCTACGTGCAGAATTATCACCACGTAATTGAGCATCGATACCATCAATGTTATCTTCCATCTCAAAGTCCATATAAACCGGAGACATTGGATATGCCTTAAACATTACTTCCGTTGGCAAGTTTGCCATCTTAGAGTAATCATTACCAATCATTCCTGCTTTCTTGTCTTCTAAAGCATGTTCTGATGGGTAAAAATTTGTTTTTTTCTTTGCCATTGTTGGCTCCCTTGGAAATGTAGAACTTAATCTACAAGGTGATAGTAATACCTCTACCATAGAGTTATTTTATTAATTACAGATATAGCCCTAAAAACGCTCGTGCGCAAATAGTTTAATATCCGTGAAAGTCAGGATACAACTGGTGGAACAACTGGCGCCACAGGTGCAGGTGCTACCCCAGCAGCTTTTAATGATTCCACTAAAGAAATCATCTTTTCCACAAAGGATATCGCACCCTCAAGGTTTCCTGCATTAATGTGTGTTGCTAATGCATCAATAAGGTTTAGAAATTGTGACATCGTAACTCCTTTATATTATTGGTTTGATGATCAAGGTTAATCAATATGCTTCCAAGTTAAACCTTTTTTTATTTGATAAACAACATTAGAGCGTTATTGGAGTCCTTGCATCTGTTCTTGCGGCTGTTCCTGTTGAGGTTCTTGTTGTTGTGGTTGTTCTGTTTGTCTACTACGTGGCGACACAGCAGCAATGGCTTCCGCCTTACGTTCAGTCGCTCCAGGAACTTCAGGTTGTTGTTGGTTCTGTCTTTGCATTAACATATCTGAAATGGTAAATAACTGTGTTAAGTGGCCGATATCATGTGTTTCTATTTCTTTCATAGCCTTAACAAGAGCCAATAAACCTTGATCCTGATCGCGTATTGCTTGAGCACGCCTTTCAATAGATAACGAAGCGTTTTCTTCCACACGCGATGTTCTTTCAACTGCCCATCCACGTTGAGCCTCACTATGCGCTTCGTTCAATTCAATCTTAGATTCAACTTCTTTCATCTGCATTTGTGAAATTTGTTGTTGTTGCTGCTCAGCTTGTTGCTGTTGTTTTTGGAGACTATCGAGTAATTGTTTCTTATTTTGCAATGTAGAAGCTTCGATATAATCTTGAGGGCTGAAATCTACACCCGCCTCAGCCTTGAGTTGTACCATTTGCCACAACTGCATCTGTCTTTGCGTAGAAGTATTAAGACCCTCTTCAATAGCAACATGATATCTACCAAATGCTTTATTATAGAACTGATCGGCCGGCTCTTTGCCTTCTAGAATCTGTTGTACTTTTCCCGGGGTGAAGTTTGACTGAACATAGTCCATATGAATACGTCCTAATAGTGCCTGGGATCGATCAAGCTGATCAAAAACCCCTTCAAGGGTGTTAACCGATGCATTCATGCGAAGCTTTGCCAAAATGCCCGCCACGTCTTCGCTTGCCATGCCCAATGCTTCTTCTGATATGCCGGCAATATGATTTATCTCAGCTGCCATGGTTTTGGATACATCAAGGGTTGTCGGTGGTATTGCAGGACTATCTAACCGTTGGATATCGGTCATTTGTGCAGTTTGCTTAACAAAGAGCGTTCTTCCTTGACCGGTGAGATAGGCATCATTAGGATTAACGAGTGAGTTTTCCTTCATGATAAAGCCGGAGTTGAGTTGGGACTCTAAGATATCAAGCTCAATTACTTTACGTCTATTGTAGCAATATTGTGCATCACGAAGGCCACGAACTACGCCCTGTATTCTGTTTGGGAAATCAACCATCTCTGGGTGGAAATAGCACATAACAGGCACAAAGGGATATAAATCTGAACCGTTTGGGTTTGGGCCAGAATAGAGGCATTTCCCTTGGACAACCAGAGCAAGACTAACGGTGGGGATTTCCTGCTTGATGAGCTCCACATCAGGGTTCTCTTGCAGGAACTGATTGAGCATCTCTTTATCATTAGACTTCCATTCTATTACTTGCCCCGTCTTACTATCAGCCAACATAAGTTGGGTACGATAGTCCCGGTAATAGTACTCATCATAGGTTAATAGATCGGTGATTGCAGGATTGTATGTTTCAGGAAGGAACTGGAACTTGGCATCACGACCATTAACTGAGGTATTTGAGGTAAGGGAGAGAATCTCTTCTTCTTGATCAGGTAATAGGTTGATACATTCTCGTTTGGTTAAAAATGAACGTCGCCAGATAAAGTTGCAATCAGATAGATCGTGCTTGCGGAAGAATGGATCGATAAGGAACTGATTATACGCAAGCGCATCAACCTTAATATTTCCAGAAACAGGATCCTGGCGGTAGTCCATGTAAGTATGGAGCATAGTTAGACCGGTAATTAACGATCCCTCAAATGAATCTGAGATGGTATGCAATACACCTTCTTGCTGGTTGATCCAGAGCATGATTTTTGTAAACTGATCTGCCGTTTCGGCATCACCGTTCTCGATGGGCGTAATCACTGTTGATTTACGGTTACGCCGTTGGTGTCCTGAAATAGAGTTGATAATGGGACGTATACGATTGAAGTTGTATTGTTTCCTACGTGATTCAGGCATACCTGCGCCATAAGAAGTTGACCAGGCTGACTGGTTGCCCGCGTGGTACTCAATATCCTGATTTGCTTGATACCAATAGGTCTGGCCAATGGTAACTGACTGTTCATATGAGGTCTCCATCATACGGAGGACATCACGGTGTTTTTCGTCCATGTAGAGCGGTGACAGGGCTGAGTTTGGATGGGTTGACATTAATTCTTCCTTCTTTAGATATGCAAATTATAGGTCATTGCCAGTGTAGAAATATAATCTTTTGTATGCAAACTCTACTAGAAAACTTGTTTACTTGTTTTGGTGTGCTATGATTGTGATATCATAGGTCTCCAAAGCTATGGTAAGATTTGTTAATACGGGAACAGTTCGATAACGGGATTGTTCCCGTTTATTACTTTAAAGGGATAAAATGAACTATACAAAAGCAACATTTGAACTATCTGATATCTGTATGGATGAGCTTGATAGGTTGTATTTAGATGTGCGTAAGCATGATAGAAACATTAAGCGTCGCATGCTTGTTGAGATGGCTATTAGTGAACTGTGTGCAGAGCATTATAATTCTGAATTATCTAAAGAAACTCAAGAAGCACAGATTAAGGGATTGGCTGAGATTGCACGGGATTTCTATAGCAAATAGGAGAAATAATGGAAGATTTATCTATAGATGAAACGTATGATAAGTGTGCGTGTATAGGTGGCAAATTGAATTGTTTTATATATGACGAATGTCCAAAGTTGAATGCACGTTATATCGTATACAAACAATGTATTTGTAAGATAGGTGAATATCTCGCATCTGATGATAAATTACCTAGGAAATATATTAAGATAA